CTCTGCAGTTCTTGGCAATGTAGTTTGTCACAAGACGAACAGAGATTTCTTTTCTGTTGAAGTTGTCGTCTGAAATCCAAGAAGTAACACCTTGAACAACCTTTAGACTTCCACCGATTCTTTCGATTACGCAGACTCCGTTGTCGATGAGTTGAAGAATCTGGCGGTTCTTGAAGTACGTTGAAAGAGCTTGCACTCCAGAAACAACCTTGTTTGTGATAGGTTCACCGACGTTGAAGGAAGCAATCAATCCCGCAATATAAGCAGCGGTATAGGTGCCGTTGAAGAACTTTAGATTTCCCTTTAGGTCGAAGGTCTTCAAACGAGGTGCACAAATGACGATGTATGGAGAGTTGACTGCCATAGCTTTTGCTATAAGAGTGTCTGTAAGTGTATCATCGTTTCCATCGGTTGTTGCAGTCGTTCCAGCAGGGTCGAGACCTTCAAACTGGTATCCCGTAAGACCGATTCTTTCCTCTGAGTTGAGAGTACTCATTTCTTTGCAATGAGTCAGAAGATAAGAGAAAACAGCATTTGGATCAGCTGAAGCAACAGTATAGGTTAAGTAAGTATCAACAATGGGAACCATCAAGTCGATGTCTAAATCTTCATAGATTTCATTGAAGACGCCCTGATAAGATGATTCGTCGATTACTCCATAGCTTCCTTGAGTAGATGCAGAAGCAAAGCTGAATGTGAAAAGAATGGAAGTATCCGTAGCGTCACGAAGAAGGTCTTGATCTTTATTTGCTGACGTTGTGAAAATATCTCCTGAATCTTCAGCATAAACGTAAGGTTGAGATCCCGAGTTTAGCCAATCAAAAACAGCTTTTACATTAGCCGTTAGATAGTTTGTATTTCCCGCTGTAAATGTTACTGTTCCATAGTCGAGCTGAACAGCAGGCATTTCTTTCATCACCGTGAAGGTGAATAGAGTACTGTCGATGGCGACCGCTGTCATAGCTGCCTTGATTCTTTCAACTAGATCGGT